TTTCCGCCAATTCCTGCCCCCTGCATTTCTTCTGTCAGGAATTCAATATCTGGGAGCGTTGCTTCCGCCATCCCCAAATATTCGTTTGCATCCTCATACACCACAAAATTTATGACTAATTCATCAATTTTTGCCATTTCCTGTCCCCCCTATGCCATAAGTGCTTCTAAGTATGACAAGTCATACTCCAGCACAAAGTCCAGTTTCTGCAGCGGGCTTGGAGGAGCCATATATATATGGAATTTTACATGCCCCGCCCTCAAAGCCGTGTCTGTATTTTCTGTTTCCGACATTTCCACCCTGCCGCCCACTATCTTTTCATCTGCCGTCAGGCCATTCAGCCAGTCATTGACCCCCTGCAGGATTGCATCGATCAACCGTCTTGTCAGCTTCCGGTCAATGTATGACCAATAAGACAAAATGATTGTTTTTGCTACCCACCTAAACATCCGGTTGATACAATAAAAATAGTCTGCCATATCCGTATTTGCCGGATAGCAGGCTGTATAATCCCCCCAGCTTACAAAGCTGCCACAGAAATTTAACCCTGATACAACACCATTTTCATTCAGGTAATTGACGGCCTGCAAGTCCATCACAATTTCCTTCCCGCTTGCTGTAACCATCCTGTCCGCTTGCAGGGATTTATTTGAAGCGCTTTCGCATGGGGTGCCGCCGCCAAAATCTTCATTGTTGTCTGTTACGCTCATACTTCCTGCAAGCTGCGTAGAAAAGTTAAAAATCCGTTCCCCAAGCGCAACTTTGGGGAAGCACACAATTTCCATTTCTTTCATGAAGTTTTTCTTTTTCTTCCACTCCGGCACTTCGCTATAATGTACTACACCATTTTCTTCTGTTGTGTCTACATCCAGGATTGCAACGGCTTCAAATATCCCATTTATGTTTTCTGCTTTTGCTGCCATGACTGCTGCCACTTCCGGATCATGTGACCAATTCGGACACAATATAATGTCCGGGACAACCGTATATTTCGGAAATACGCTGTCAATCAGTTCCAGCCCGGTTGTGGCATGTGTTGCGATACTGTAACCGCCGATAATATCATCTTTGGTTACCTGCGCCGGGTCAACTTCACTGTAACCCACTTCCACTTCCTCTGTCTGCGGCGTTTCCCCCAGGAACTCAACCACGCAGTTATTATCATTATAGAAAGCGTCAAAGTCCGTGCCTTTTTCCTTGCCCGTTATCTTGATACTGTCCGCAATCGCTTCCAGCGGAAGTAAAATTTGGTTGTTTTCCGGCTTCATGTTCTTTTTGGGTACTTCTGTTTTGTGCTTCTTCGTGTCAAGCACATTGACCATAAAAACCGGGCTGATCTTGTAAAGCTGAAAATCAGCATATATCACTTCACAAAGCCCGTATTTTTCCCAGTCATCAGAATATCCCAGCTGCTGCACTGCTTCTGCGTAGTTCTGCGCCATGACAACTTCATTCACCTTGCCGCCTACCATCTGCACCGGGGCTGTCCCTACCACAAAATGGATGCCAGAAGCGGCTACAACGGGTGCAGAAATGCTTGTTGTTTTCTTTCCCGTACTTACTCCATGTGTAATTTGTACCATTTTGTTTATCCCTCCCTTTCCAACATTGCAGAAGCGGCAGAGACAAGATCTGAATAATACTTGTTCAGGATATTCCCTGCCGTTTTCACTTTGTCTTTCTTTTCTGCCAGCCCGTCAAGTGGTACAAGCATCCGTTTGACCAGGGGGAATTTTTCAAGCACCCCTGCCAGTTCCTTTTCAATTTCTTCTTTCGTCCCCTCAAAAACCCGGTTGCTTTTCAGCAGTGCTTTCGGCAGTGTCGGCCCGATATAGATTAACTTCACCTGGTCCGTCCCATTATTTGCCGTCTGCGGCTTCGCCTGCGCCCCGTCTGCGGGCTTTTCTGCTTCGCTGGTAGAATTGTCTACCCCTGCCGCTTTTTCGCTCTCTGCGGCTTCTGTGGCATTCTTCTTTACTGCCATAGTCCCTGCACCTCTCTTTCAATCGTCGGTATGCTCCATACTGTCATGATTTCCCCCAGATAATAAGGGGGCGTTGTGTCTTGGTATATGATGTACTCAAACGGGTATTCAAGGCAGAAACGCCCGCCAATTATGTGCTGCTTCTGCAAGCGGTCCCGTATCCGCAAAATAAGATTCAGCAACGCCAGCGGTCCCTGCTCCCCGTCTTGGGAATACGTTGCAATAATCATCCGCACCCGCACTTCACTTGACTTCGGCTGGTGTTCTTCCTTTTCGTCTGTCCCGGTCAGCACTTTCAGCAAAATATATGGTATCTGCTGCGTTGTATCGTCCTTTTCCGGCAGCCCCATCTTGTAGACCTTTGCCGCCCGTGTCTTTTCCGTTGCCGGTCCCGTCCGCACTTTCACTTCAAGCAGTATATCAGCCGTGTTTTCTTCAATGAATTTCTGCAAATCATCCAGCAATATAATTGGTGTCATGCCTTACCCTCCGTATCCGTTCAAAAGGCGGTCAATTTCGTGCATGACACGTTCATTGACCTTTTCTTGTGCTTCTTCTGATAGCTGGTCCATAATGACTTCGTTTTGCACCATCTGTGCTGCGGATAGACCCATTAGCTCTTCCGTTGGGTAGCGCCTTGACGTAATTCTTTCAAATACTCCCATCCCATGCCCTAAATCTGCTATAAATGCGCTGTCAAAGGTTGCGCCGCCTCCTTTCATCACCGTTGCTTTAACTTTTTTCCCTTTTCCCGGCTCTTTCGGTGTTACTTGAAATTTATAAAGCGGCAGTTTCCACCCGGAAAAAGAAACATAACCAGCAAGATTACCTGTGCTGGCTTTCTGCACTTTGGTTGAAGTTTTTGAATTAAGGTCACTTTGTTTTACTGTATATACTTTTCTAACCTCTTTGAACGCTTTTGTTTTAGAGTAAGTCACTGCCCTATTGATCGCGTTGGAAAAAGCCCGTTCCGCTCCCTTTGGTATGCCCGCCAGTAATGTTTCCGCCCTCTCGATCATTTCGGAATCTATTTCAATCATTCTTCCATCAGCTCCAATTCCAATATGATTTCGCCGTCCTCACAATCCGCTTTTTCAATCCTATATTCTGTGACCGCCCCTGCTTCCTCAATCTCAATTCTGCGGTCTTTTTTTGGCACAAACCCCAAATCACACAAAGCGATATATACCAGACAATTTGCCCGGTATATTCCCTCTGCGTGGTCATTCTTTGTCTTCTTGCGATCTTCTGCTGCTGTATGGTCAATGACAGCCGGAACCGTGTATTGCTTTTCTGAATACCAGACATTTACCATATGTGCCATTTCTGCCGGATTGTGAAAAACTTTCATATCACTGGCAAGCAGTGCTTTGAAGTCCATCACACGGGCTGCGCCACAAACCAGCTGTCCACGTCATGCGGGACACAAAGCGGCGCAGAAGAAATGTTGAGAAATCTTCTTGCTGGCTTGCGCTTCGTCCATGTGTCCGGCACAAGTTTTCCCTCAACGGTGCGGAAGTTTCCGTTAGGTTCGTCAACCAGTGTAATTGCGCCGTAGTACATAGACCAGTCAACGCTGCTGCAAAGCAGCGCAAGTTTGTTGTCCGGGACAAGCGGCTTGTCTTCCGGCTTCTCCGGGTTCGTCCAATCATCCAAATACCATTCATTGTATTTGTAAATATCCAGGCCGATTTCATTGATGGTTCCCAGATAGGTCACGCCGTTGGGAAGCTGCCGGGGCTGGATAACTGCCAAATGATAGTTTTTAAGATCAAGCAGTTCTTTCACCTTTGCATGGTTCACAAATGCGGTTGCAACATCTTTTCCCATAACGCAAATGTCGCAATTCAGAAAACCTTTCTTCTGCACCGTTTCATGCCAGCGTTTCAAATCCTCTATTGGGTCACTCTTTGCGTCCGTCCACTTTTTAGCCGCCGCTGTGATTTCCTCATGGTTCGTAAAACCAAACGTGATAACCTCATTCACACCGTCACCGACAACGGGTATTTGCCCGGTGAAAATTGTCTGGGCGCACATCAATTCTTCACGGCGGGTGATCATTTCCCGCAGTTCAATGAAATCCTGCGCCATCTTTTCAACCGCCCTCTGTGCCGGGGTCTTCCCGGAATACATATTTTCACCGGGCCTTCTCTCCAGCAAATCATCAACCGTGGTCACTTTCTCCGGCGCAACCAGCGGCGGCGTGTATGTCTTTGTTTCATACCCGGTGTTTTGTACAATCTTACCGCCAACCACACGGGACACAAATGGCGCAACTTTCCTGCTGCCTTTTCTGAAATCCACATCAACACTTTTTGTCACAAAAGTTTCTTCATGCCTGAAAAACGTACTCTTGAAAAACGTCCTCACCGGGGGCAGCTTCTGGATAATCCTGCCCATTGTCCTCGGTTCATAAATAGATACTTCGTTTGCCATTGTCTTTTATCCCTCCTATCTCAAAAAGATTGACAGCTTACGCAAGCTGTCTTTCAGTGCTTCGATTTCCACACCATCCGGAAGCGTGATTGCGTCTGCGAAAAATTCCCCGGTCATGAAATACACAACGGGTTCTCCGCTCTCTGCCGCTTCCGCAGTAATTCCAACCACCTTATCAATGGTTGCCGCCGTCACTTCCACAAGGCTTCCGTCTTCGTTTTTCGCCACGGGCGTTAATGCCTCCAGCTTCGCCCCCGCTGTCCCGCTGTCCGGCAGCGTTGGGAAGTCCCCGGCAAAGAAGTTCTTAGGTTCTGTGCTTCTTGTTTCCACTTCGTATTTTGCCATTTCCTTCCCTCCCCTTAATCAAATATCAGTGCGTCAATGGCTGCGTCAAACGGGTTCTTCCCATCCTCGCCCATTATGTTTGCTGCTCCCGCTACATTGTTCGCGCCGCTTTCTTCTGCGTCCTTTGCGCGGTCTTTCAACCACTGTTCACCCAGCTTGTTATGTTCTGCAATGATTTTCATTGCCACCTGCTCTGCCGTGCAAGGGTGTCCAAACTTTGCGTCAGAAACAAGGTCAGCATAATTGCCGCCCGCCATATCCTCAATCGCCTTGATACGGCTTCTTTCTTCCGCCGCTGCTTCGTCCTGGATTGCCGCCACTAAATCCGGGTATGCGGCTTTCAGTGCGTCAACCGTTCCAATGCTGTTTTCTGCTTCTATCATCTTCTTTTCCTCCTTTGGCTCTTTTTTAGCTGCTGCACTATTTATCAAACTCCCCTGATTATGCGGGCTGTTTAATAACGCTTTCGGGACCGTCTTAAAAACTGAAATATCTATGGGTGTAGAATTTACGACAATTTTTGAGGAATTTTCTACCACTGTTTCCGCTTCCTCAAACATCAATTCATCACAGAAGCCGTTTTCCACTGCTTCGTCACCCGTCCACCACTTTTCATTGCTCATAAGGGCTGCTATATCGTCAGCACTCTTTCCCGTTTTCATTGCGTAAGTGTTGACTATGCTTTGCTTAATCACTTTCAGTTCGTCGGCCATCTTTTCAAAGTCTTCCGCTCTGAAGGTATCCCAGACGGTCATTGCCGGGTCATGTATCATGAAAACTCCGTTCCTTGCTATTTTCACCCGGTCCCCGGCCATTGCAATGATTGTGGCTGCTGAAGCCGCCCAGCCGTCAATTTTCACCGTGATTTTCGCCGTATGGTCCTTTAATCTAGTGAAAATCGCATTTGCCGCGAACACGTCACCGCCGCCGCTGTTAATGCGCACAATGATTTCCGGCACGTCCCCCAGTGCCGCAAGTTCCTTGTTGAACTGCTGCGGGGTCACTCTGTCTTCCCACCAGCTCTGCTGGCTACTTATCGGTCCATACAGAAGCATTTCCGGGGGAGTGTTTTCCGTCCCCGGTATGAAATCCCAGAATTTATTTGTTGTTGCCCCCTGCGGGTTCTGCCTGCCCCTGCCGCCCGGCTGGTTCTGTCTTTCCTGCCGCCCCTGCAGGCGGCTGTCTCCGTTGTTCATCCCCTTTGGCAATTTTCTTCACCTCGCTTAATTTCTTTTCTTCCTGCTTCAGCTGGTCCACGTTGCTGAAATAGTCCCCGCCAGTCATTTCCATTGTCTCGCTGCTGCGTGTGGAAAAGCCATTCAGCACCCTTTTTTCCGCTGCGTTTACCTCTTTCACTGGGTCAAGGATGCCTTTTGCCGGTCCGTTCCACTCCGCCCGGCAGTATGCTTTCCTGATCAGCGGGTCAGTGAAGAAACCGGGCGCGTCAATCCTTTTTTTCTGCACTGCTTCTGCCATCCATTCTTCATAAATCGGCTGGCAGAAATCCGCCGCAAGCCATTCCCGGTACATCCTGAACATTTTCCACGCCTCTTCCAGCGCCCCCTTGCTCGCCGTATAGGAATTGTTGAAGCGCTTTACCAGCAGTTCGTAGGGGATTTCAAGGGAAGCCCCTATCTGCTGGCATACTGCTTCCACGAACCTTGAAAAATTGTTGTTCGGCCTTCCGGGGTTCGTGTCGTGTATCTTTTCCCCTTCGTTTAAGTCAATGACTGCGCCGGGACCCAGTTCAAGGCTGCTTTCGTCTTCTATGTCCACTTGCTGTTCTTCCGGGACCATAGCCCCCAGCGGTTCATCCCCGCTTGCGTCCCCTTTTTCAATGAAGACTGTAAACATCCCGGACACAACCGCCGCCACAAGTTCTGCGTCCGTGTATCTTCCCATCTGTTTCAGGCTTTCAATGACCGGTGCTAAAAACGGAACGCCCCTGCGCTGCCCTATCCTCTCACGGGCCATAATGTGCAATACATTTTTTCTTCCCGTCCTGCTGCCGTATGCTTCTACCCGCTGCCATTTAATGTCCGTGGCCTCATAGGACAACGGGTGCTGGCAAGATATGTGATATGCTATCACTTCACCGTCTTTGTCACCCTCAACGCCGCCGACAATCTTATTGTCGTATGTGTCGCAGTAGTCCGGGCTTGATAGCCTGTCAGCTTCCACAAGCTGCACCCGCAAATCATACGGTTGGTTTAATCTCGGTTTTATTGGCAGCACCGCCAGACAATCCCCAGACATAAGCCAGTTAAGGAACGCCAGCTGCTGCAACTCGCAGAAAGTGTCTATGCGTTCAATGTCGCAATCCGGGCTTTCTGCCCACAGCTTCCATTCCCGTTCAATCTGCTTTTCCAGCTTCTGTGCCTGCGCCGCCGTCAATCCCAAAATCTCCCGGTCAATAGTCGGCTTTAAGTGCAGCCCCCGCCCCACAACATTTGTCCGCATGGTCTTGACTGCGCCGTTCGCAATCGGCACGCCCATATATAAATCACGGCTGCGCTGCCGCAACACGGAAAGATTGTCTTCTATGTCTTCCCGGTGTGACCCTCCGGCATACATCCACCCAGCAAGTGATTTTTTGGACGTGTTTGCGCCATAATTGCTGTAACCGCTGTTCAATATCTGCATTTTCTGCCGTGCTGCCGTCCTTTTCAGCCCTTTTTCCGGGGCAAATGTGGCAATAGCTTTGTCAATCACTGCTGCAATGCCCATTTCCTTTTTTACCTCCCATCTTTTATTGCATGAAAAAAGCACCGTTTGGCGGGTGCTTTTTTGTGTCTTTTATTTTTTCCACTTTCGGATATTAGCATTTTACCCCTTTTTTTCGGGAAATTAAATGAAATGGCGGGAAGACTTTCCCTTATTTCTCATTTTTCTGTACTTAATTGCCGTAGTACTTATTGCCCTTTCAATATCCACAAGAGGTATGATACAATCCATTGATCAACTTCTTGTGGAGTTGGTACAGGTAGGGCGCTTACTACTTGTCTAGGACGGTAACGCTCTATTTTATGTCTTCTTTTAATTTTTTTATCCCACGCCTAATTCCCTCGGCTTGTGTTATTTTTTCTTGTGTGCAGTATTTTTTCAAGATAATATTACATTCTTCATCAAGCCTTATTTGCCGGGGTTTTGATTTTGGATTGTCTGTTGGCCTTCCCATTTTCTTTTTTTCTATGACTCATCACCTCTTGTCAATTTCACTAATGAGTGATATTATAACTTTTGTAGATTGGGCGGTGGCAAGCCCGCCCTTTCTCCATTCCCTCCCGCTTATTCCTTAGGCTTTTCTTTATCTATCGGCTGTGGCATATATTGTTCCTGCCCTGATTCAATGTAAAGCATGAAATCGTTTATCTGTTTTTCCGTCCAGCCTGCATTGCGCAGCCCTAAAATAAATCTTGAATTTTCAACCATATTCATTTCTTCCATTACCTCCATTTTGTAATCTCCTTTCCGTTAAAGGCTTGCCCCCTTAACTGTAATTATAGTATATACTTTTGTAGCTCAAAAGTCAATATTTTTTTGAAAAAAATATCATAAATCACGGGGAACGGCTCTATATGCCCGGTTGCGCCCGCCGTGCTTCTGTGCGTTCTCCAGTGCCACAACTTTTCCGTTCCAGTAGTCAATCGTTTTGCGGATTTCTTCAAGATCAGCTTTCGTCATTATCCTGCTGCCGATAGTGTAAGACTGCGCATTTGTCACTGCCAGTTCTGCTTCCAGCCATGCGTCAAGGTGTCTTTTTGCCGTTTCAAGCGTAATTCCTGCCATTAGCTTATACCTCCACTTCTTCTTCCCCGTTTCTTCCTCTTTCCAGTGGTGCTTGTTGTTGTCTGCTGCTTCTTTTCTGTTTCTTCCGGCTTTTTCAGCGGAAGCGCAGTTATTTCAATGGCTGCTGTTGCATAGTTCCGGCAGTCAAGGGCTTCATTCCTGCGGTGTTCGCCTTTGTCTTTCAGTTCCCATGCAAAGTATGGCTTTCCCATTTTGTACCGCATAACTTTCTTTTCGGATGTAAGACCTTTAAAATATTTTTCATCATATCCCCTGCCGTCTTCCCTCGGGAAATGACAAAATCCAGGTCCCGGCTCTGTCAGTTTTAACCTGTCCATCAGCCAGCTTTTCCCGGTATCAACTCCGATCGTGAATAGATAAGCTTGTTCACGGTTGTTCTTTGTCGGCTTCTGGATATAAGCCGCCGCGCTGTCGTTGCTTCCCTTTATTGCAAATATATGCCGATTAAAACGGGGCTTGCAGAATTTATATACTTGGTTCGCCCTATGCCCGCCGCTGTCCATACACGTTGCAACTATTTTCAGCTTCGTTCCGTCCGGCTTCTCAAATGTCTGGGAAAGAAAAGTGTCAAGGTCATGCCACACCGGATCTTGCATATTCCCGGTATCTCCGTACAGTGCCGCAAACTTTATGCCCCAGCTTTCATATTCCGGCCCCCAGCCAACTACCTCAATTTCAAATCGATCATCCTGCGTGTCAACTCCTGCGGTCAGATAAAGCACTCCCATTGGTATTTCGCAACTGTAATATTCCCGGCGTTTCAGCAGTTCTTCATCCTCTATGCTTTCTCCGTCTTCCTCCCACGTTTCCCCCATCTCGGTATTTATCCAGACTTTCATTGGCTCAAGGTTGCCTTTTTTCTTTTCTTCATCCGCAAAAATGAATTTTTCTACCACTTCCCGCCATGTTACCAGCGGTGAAGCAAGCGAATTGAGATGAAATCCTTTTACCGGGTTTTGTGGGTCTTCATGCACAAACTTTCCCTCGGTTTCTTTTTCTTTCCACTCCGCTTCACTGGAAATCACCCCGCATTTGCAGCACACATATTTAATTTCGGACAAGTCTTCTTTATCAAACACAATGCCAGACCATGTAAGCTGCTGCAATTCCCCGCAGCACGGGCAAGGCGTGTACCATTCCCCCCGGCTGCTATGCTCATATTCTGCTTCAATCCTTGACTCTCCCTTGATTGTCGGTGTTGATATGCTCACTTGCTTTTTGTTCCAGTATGTAGTTTGACGCTTTGACGCAAGCAAAAGCGGGTCCCCCTCTTTCCCTGCGCTTCCGGGGTATCCGTCAATTTCATCTGCAAGAAGTATTCTGATTGTATGGCTCCGCAGACCCACCGGGCTGTTTGCCCCTGCTATTGTCACAAACCCTCCAGGGAAATATTTCTGCATGATTGTATTGCCGCCATTGCGTGACTTTTCGTTTATCCTTTCAGCCAGCACTGGCGTATCCCTTATTACCGGGGCAAATTTTTCCTTTGAAAATTTTTCTGCTGCGTCTATTGTTGGCTGTATCACCATGATTGGCGACGGGTCATAATGCACATAATATCCGATTGCATTTATTATTATTGCCGTCTTCCCTATCTGTGCTGCAGACATAATGACAACTTTTTTTATGGTTATGTCCGTTATGCTGTCCATGATTTCCCGCTGGTATGGCACTTTTGACGTCCTCCATCTCCCCGGCTCTGCGGATGTTCCAGCCGGAAGCCGTGCAAACAGGTCCGACCACTCTGAAAGCGTCATATCTGGCGGCGGCTTCAATGTTGCAAAAATCTTTATGAATAATTCAACTGTTTTTTTCTTCATCTTCCCCGTCCTCTCTATACCCAAACACGCCCCGGAAGTCTGATAGTTCCTCCAGCGTTTCATCAACCGCTTTTTTTATTATCATGAAAATTTCCGTCTGGTCTTTTTTCTTTGCCAAAATCGGGCTTAACTTTGCTGGTATCGCCATCAATCTTGTTTTGAATTTTACCAGTGCATCTGTCATTACTTGTTCAATTTCTGCCGCTTCATGAAGTTCTTCCCTGCGCAGCCGCAATTCCAGTTCCTGCGCTTCCCGTTTCGCCCGCACCAGCTTTGCCCGTTCCGCGTTGTAGTCAATGCTGGATTCTGCCGGGCTGTTCTTCCGCAGATAATTGATGTACTCATGATTTACGGTTTTCAAATCATACAACCCCGGCTTGTATTCAGTTATTATTTTTTCTTTCCGCAGCTGCCGCACTCTGGCTTCCGTCAAATCCAGCCATGCCGCAACCGCTTTGACGGTGTATAATTTCAAAACCGTACCCCCTTTTTTATTTTCCCGGCATTTCCGCAAGCGAAAATTTTTATTTTATATCTAAGCAAGGCGTGGGCGTCACCGTACCCTCACCCCATCCGGGACGCTGAAAGAACCTATCACGGCATCCCGCCGCCGTCCTCGTCTTCGTCCTCTCCCTCGTTCTCGTCCTCGTCCTCTGGGTCAATGTCTATCTCTCCAGTGATCTTCTGTTTCATCAGTTCAAGTCTTCGTTCTTCCAGTTGTAGTCTGCGGCTCTCCATCTCATACGCCTTGATACTGTCAAGCTGCTTGATAATGCGCCCGTGTAGCTTATTCAGTTCGGCTTCTACTTTCATAGCCCTATCAAATGGGCTTGATTTTATGATAGATTTCATAGCAGTTTTGAAGCACTCCCCCTGCTGCCCCTGCGTGGCTTCCGGGTCTTCTGCTGCCCCTGCTTCAAGCCCTGCTGCTTCCTCTGCCTGTTTATCCTCCATGCTTTTAGGCACTATCATGTGTACTATTTTATCTGTGTAAAAGCCCCCTGCGTCCGGGGCTTCGTATTCTGCCAGCAGCTTTTCAAGATACGCTTTGCGCAGATAAAGGGCTTGTAATTCCTCCATCATGCGTGGCATAGCTTCCACCGTGTTCATGTTTCGGATTTCCTCTGCCTTTTCTGGTGGTATATCATCATATCCGGCTTGTGCAAACGCCCCATGCGTGATCGCATTTTTATTTCCGTTTTTTGCCGGGGTTTTTCCTGCCGCATTTTTATTGCCTTTTTGACCGCCCCTTTTTCTGGGTTTGCTTTTCAAGGCTTCGTCCCATTTGTCTTCTGATTTCCATTTTCTGATACGGTTTTCTGGAACGCCCGCCAGCTTCGCAAGTTCTGCTGTGCTAATTTCGCCGCCAGCTTCAAGGTATCTTTTCAGCGATAAATCCCGCTCCGGGTTTCTCGGTCTTCCCATCCTGCTTCACCTCCCTTTTCGTTTGTTTTCATTCTTCCCAGTTTCGGAAACTTACGGAAGTATAAAAAATTTTTATGTTCTCAAATTCTGAATTTCAGCTTGCAAGCATCATACTTCAAGCGCTTTTTCACAACCCTATTATATCAAAAGACTTCGTGCAATGGCGGGCAATCATTTTCAGTTCGGCTTCTTAAATTCCCTTAAAACCCTGTTATTTTGGAATTTTTCAGCCAGCTTTTCAACTGCTGCGTCCCGGATGTTCTTGCACTGTCTGTCTGAATAGTGGTTACGCTCCGCTACTTGCTCCCATTTCATGCCGTATATGTAGAAATCGAAAATGATAGTCTTCTCCTTCAGCTTCAACCGGGAAACTTCCTGCAAAATCTGGCTTTTCACCCTCTGCAAGAAGCATATTTTTTCTTCGTACTGAACCATATCTTTCCGCACATAGTCCGGGATATTCATTGCAGCATTTTCCACCGGGCGTGAAATGTGGTTTTGTCCTTTTGGCTGCCCGTCATTCACCATTGCGCCTATTGTGCTGTAATACTGGCTTTCGTAATCATGCAAAATACGGCGGTATATAGAAATCTCTCCATCAATTTCCTTGTAAAATTCCAAAACCTCAATCACCTTGCCTTTGTTCATGCTCTCTGCTGCCATCTGCTTTACCTCCTTCATTTTGCACGGCAAGGGCAATCACTGCTTCCGGCGTTGCCCTCTCTCCATTTTCATTCAGCTTTTCCATAATATCCGCAATTTCCGCTATCAATCCCACTTTTCAGCCCTCCTTGCGTCGTAGCTCCTGTACAGAAAAGCCGATAATACAATAACCGTCTTCCAGCCCCGTCCATTCCTCCCATACATAGGTTATTTCTGTCACGATCTCCCGCCCTGTGTTCCTTCCTGCTGTGTATTCCTGCATGATTACCGTTTCCCCTACCTTGTACCCGTCATTCTTTACCAGATAGAAAGTTAGCGTTTCATTTGCAATTTCGGCATATTTTGAAGCCGCCAGCGTGATTTCATGCACCTTCTTTTCCGCTTCACTTGGTAACTGCTGCATTTTCTCTTCCCGCCGCTGTTCTTTCAGCTTCCTTGCCGTTTCCCGGTCAATTTCTGCCTGTTCTTCGTTGTAGCGGTCTTCTTCCGTCTTTCGGGCTTCCTGCCTGTTTACATAGGCATTGCAGGAAGTGACAGTGCTTTTCTTTTCGTGGCACGTTTCGTAATTCTCACAGGAATAACAAAGAGAAACTACGCTTTCCGGCTGCGGGTCTTTGTACTCTTCCGACTCATTCATGAACCCTTCTCCCGGCTCCTGCCCCTCTGTGGGCGTTTCTTCCTCTTCCCCGTGTATTTCCTTACCTGTACCCGTTACGCCCGGCAGAAGGTCTTCTGTGAAGCTCATTTTCCCCGGCATTTCTTTTCCAGCTTCCTCCTGCTGTTTCAATTCCCTTGCTTCAATCAACGAAAGCGTGCCTGCTTTCTCCACCTGATCTGCCGCTTTCTCCTGCCCCTCTTCACTCATGCCGCACAATTCAACCGCTACAGAAACATTGATAACATTTTCTTTAAAATTTTTCATCAGGCGGGAAGAAAGATTGTTGTAGATTGCTTTGTACCGCCCCAGTTGTGCTTCCGTCGTCCCTGTGATCTCTGCAAGCACTTCACGGGTTCTTCCGTTCAATCCGTATTCCTTTTTCAATTCCTTTGCCAGTTCCTCTGCCTGAACCGCTTCCATCATCTTTTCCCAGTCGGTCTTATCCCTGAATCTGTTAGCCATAATCAGTGCCAGGCGGTCCCTCACGTCTTCTTTTTTAAACATACACGGCACAAACCGCATTTCCTCTTTTCCCTCTTCTAACAGGGAAAGAACTGCCAGCCGCCTTCTATGCCCTGCAATAATCTTGTATTTGCCGTTTTCCAGCTTGCTTACAAGTAAAGGCTGTAACACTCCCACAAGCTCAATAGATCGCTTTAATTCGTCGTCTACATGATAGAAATTATCCTGCGACGGTATCAGGTCTTCTACGTCAATGTTTATAATCTCCTGCGGGGCTTTATCCTGCTGCCCCGCCTTGCTATCCTCCTGCTGCCTGCCGCCTGCTTCCTCCAGCTCTTTTGAACGATTGTTCAGTAAGTCAGTCAGATTGAATTTTCCTGCTTTTGCTGCCATCTCTTTTTCCTTTCCGTGTCCGATTCGGTCACATGTTCAAATACTCTTCAACCAGCTTTTTATAGTCCTGTGCTGCCCCGCAGCGGCTTGAATAAATCAAAATCGGCTTCCGTTCAAAGGTACAGGGCTTCATTTTTGCCGTGCGCCTGATATGCGTTTCAAAAAGCGGGTATTTATTGCATACTTTCAGGTATTCTTCCCCCTGCTGGTCTGCTTCGTTCAATCTGTCATACTGTGTCACGAAACAACCCCGGAAGCACAATGACGGGTTCAGCTCTTCCCTTGCGTTTTCAATCTGTTCTGTCAGCTCTTCCAGCCCGTCAAGTGAAAAGTCGTCAATCGTGATCGGCACAAGCACATCATCAGAAGCCACCAGCGCATTGATTGTGCTAATATTTATATCAGGCGCATTGTCAATGATACAAAAGTCATACTGCCCCTCTACCTGCTGCAACGCTCTTTTGAAGCGTGTCTGCTGCGGGCGGCTCTGATCTAACATTACCTGCAGATTTGCCGTTGATAGATTCATATTTGCTGTAATAATGTCCAGCCCCTCATAGTCCGTATGCTGAATAACTGCTGCCGTGTCAATCAGCCTGTCTGTCATGATCTCTGCAACGCCCGCTTTATCATAGCTGTGGCGGCTGAAAAACTTTGAAGCGTTCCCCTGCTTGTCATTGTCTACCAGCAGAACCTTCTTTTTGTGTACGGCGTTCATGATATGCGCCATATTGACGCTGGAAGTTGTCTTTGCAACGCCGCCTTTCAAGTTGATAATAGAAATTGTCTTCATGTGTCTTCCTCCTTGTATCTGGTATGATTTTTTTATTTTCCCAGTAATGCGCCGGGCGGGAATCGGACCCGCCCCGCAGGTTTTATTCCTGCTGCCCCTCTGCGGCTCCCGGCTCTTCCTCTTTGAACAAAAAACCTTTATCAACAATAAATTTTATCCAGTCGCAACCTGTCACGTCTTCTTGTTTAATGAACTCATAGAACGCTTCTTTCGTTTCAACCCCTTCTTCCTTCATGAATTTTCTTGCAAGTTCCGCATGATTCGTCTGAAAGACGTGTTCTGCAAAGAATACCTTTTCACATTCCCCGTAATCGTTTACCCCGTATTCTCCCCGCTTCCCCGGCGTTCTCATTAAAACGTGTATAACAGGCTTTTTGCTTTTGTTCCCTATTCCTTTACTAATAACAATCGCTTCACTGAACAACCAGCCGTTCCAGCCCCTTCTTTGCTGGGAAAACTGCGTTCTGGGTACTTCTACTAGATCACCCGGCTTCACACTGTCAAATTTTACTGTTTTCATGCGCCTTTCCTCTTTTCTTTGCTTGTTTGATTATGTTTTTATTATATACTTGCGCAAGTATTCTTTCAATAGGCATGGTGTATAATCTTACGCAAGTATATTTGTGCAATGTGTATATACTTCCGTAAGTATCAATTATCAATCCTGCCGCACTGCGTCCTTTAAGTCCATTAGTGGCGCATAGTGTCCGCTGTTATTCAGTTCGTATGTAAAGACAATTTTTCCTTTTTTCACATAATGTGTGCAAGCAATGTCCGTGATTGTAGCAACTCCAACGGAAAACATCTGCCCATCAGCCGTCCTTTCTGCTGGGATTGCCACTTTTATCTTATCCCCTATCTCATACGGACACACTACGTTAAATGCCGCCATTTGCATTGTCTTCCACCTTCCTTAACATCCTCCCGCATTTCGGGCAATAGTTTATTTCTATGTTGTCAATAAATCCTGGGTAGTCCCCGTCATATATTTGCAGATATGCGCCGCTTACTCTGATATACAATCCATATTCAAAATGGTCACACGGCGCAATTACCGCAATATCACTTCCTGCCGGTCCGCAGAAGCCGCACTGCTTTTGCTTCTCTCTGTACTGCTTGCGGTTTTCCTGCTTGCTTTCCCTCCTGTTTTTCTCCCTCATTTGCGCCCTCGCCCGGTCAATGGAAAGTTTTATGCTGTTGATTGTCTGTAGCTGCCTTTCCAATGGTGGCTTTCTCCGTTCCTGATCTTCCGCTTTCTGCTGCCGAACCCTCTGTAATACCTCCTGTTTGCTTTGACAATGCCGGTTTTTTCTTTTCCCCACTTCTTTGCCCTCCTATCTCTTTTTCTTTTTCCTGTACTTCTTTTTTGTCGCTCTTTCTACCCGTCGTTTCAAGAAAACCTCTTCTTTTGCGGCTGTCACCGTCTTTTGCACCTTTGCATGATCTGTGTTGTCTTCCTCTTCCTGTACAACCTCCAGAACCTCTACCGCAGACAGCGGGAACGTCAATGTACAGCCAGGGTCATATTTCCCTGCTTTCCAGTCTTCCTCGAACCCTTCAAAATCATCTTCATACGCACAAAACGGGTTGAATTGTTCCGCTTCATACATTGCAAGCATGACCCGGTTATCATCTTCTTTTTTCCAGCTCAATAAATGCCAACTTTCGTGATTGTCATAGCTCCACATGCTGAGCCACAACTCTAAACCGTCCCACAATTCATCAGCTTTCTTCATATGCTTAAACTGATTAAATGTGAAGCCCTGTCCCTTTAACTCCTGCTGGTAGTCCTTTACTTCCTTTCCTGCCGTATGCAGCCGCACAAAAGCAACTTTCGGAAGATACGGCGGTCTTTCCTTGTTCTTCTTCATTTTCCTTTCCTCCTGTCTATCCTGTAAGCAATCCGCATGATCGCTTCCATTGATTTTTTTATATTTGTGTCCGTGTTCTCCGTTATGCTTAACACGTCCGCTATATCCCGCAATTCCTCTGCCGTTTCCGTGTCTGATTTATCAACCAAACATTCCGGGCATATCTCCTGCCCTTCCTCCGGCAGCGTCTTTCCGCAGATAATACATTTTGCACGGCTCATGCCTGCACCTTCTTTCATAAAAGCCAATCACTTGTATCTTTCGCCGCCCACTCTCTTTCTAACTGAATTTCCTTTTTCCATTTCTCCATGATCTCTTCATTGTGAAGGGTCTTGAAGTCAAGTTCCGGCAGCTCTATTGTCAATTCCTCTTTTGATTTATCATCTTTGTTCAGTGCTGGCTTAAATTTGTTGATATAGTAAATCTCATAAAGAAACATATCTGCTTCTGTCCTGCACTCTGCTATTTCAATATGGCTGACCGAAAATATATCTATCAGTTTGTGCATGGGAAGTTGTTTGAAATGTCCCCGCAGCCTTGCATTTATCCTTTGCTTTGTCCTGCCCAGATACGCTACAAACTCCCCTTCCGTGCTTTTGTAGAAAACCTTGTACAGAAGATACATTGCTTCACCTTCCTTCACCAGTCCTGCATTTTCTTCACCTTCTCTGTCAGGTTCCTTTCCCTCTCTATTAGCTGCGCTACTTCATACGGCGAAAGCCCTGTTTCCTCATAGTCAAATAGTTTCTTTGCCGCCCGCACAACGCCCACATTCTGCTTTAGAACGGGTTTTCCGCTCCCCGTGCTTATCTCTGTTAGCCTTGTACGCTTCTGCCGTTTGTGGGGCTTCTGTGGCTTCTCCTGCGCCTGCTGCCGGGCTATTATCTTTGCCCCCTGTGATACAATCGCATTGTGGGGAATGTAGCCCCGCATGGCGTTGTTAGAAGCCCTCATTGCCGCTTTTGGTATCATCTGCCCGCCTCCCCCGTTCAATATAAACTTTTGGTGTTTCCAGCGGTTCTGCCCCGCCTATCTTCGGATAACCCGGAAAGCATAAATATCTTGAAATAAGCTGTTCTGCCGCTTCTGCCCCATAGCATACCGCCGCACAATATCCCTGCACCGCTAATTCTTCTAGCCATTCTTTCTGTGCTTCCGTTGTCTTGTTCTTTCCATACTTCATTTCAATATACAGCCCGTGAAATCCGTTCATAGGCACTGGCAAGCACAAGTCCGGCACTCCTGCTTTTACGCCCTGCCGCTTCAAATTTGCGGCTTCCAGCGTGTTCCTGCTGCCGCCGTTTGGCACATGATAAATCAGTTTCAATTCCGGGTGCTGGTTCATCATCCAGCCGCACCATGTAATCAACTCTTCCTGCTCTGTCGCTTCGCTTCTCTTCCTGTACTGCTGTCTGTTATAGTAGCCCATCTGTTTTACCCCTCTTTCAGCCTTTTAACGTGCGAACTTCTAAACAATATGTTCTAAATCATTTTTTTCATTGCTGAGGGTCCTCTCTTTCGTCAAAATGCGTCGCCATCATATCCGCAAGATGAAGCATGACCGCCAGCTTGCTTTGATGAAAAGCGTTGTCTAAATCATACCCGCCGCCCCGTGCGTAAAAATCATACTGCCCCATGTGCCACCTGATTGCCAGAATCTCTTCTTGTGTCAGGAGCATAAATTGTAAAATCAGGATAACGGACTTTTCGCCATGCCCGGCAGGGAAATTCTTTGTCAGCCTGTATTCTGGCTTTTCCTGTCCCTCTTCCGTTTCAACCTGCTTGTATGCGTCTATCTTGCACAAATCATGCAGAAGCCCGCATATTGCAACGGTTTCTAAACCATATTGCCGTAAGTGCTGCCGCTTCTCTTCCCTTTTGTTCAGCCACAAAAGCCGCCTGAACACGTTTATTGAATGTTCCGCAAGCCCTCCGGGTCTTGCCCCGTGATGCCGCCTGCTTGCCGGGGCTTCAAAAAATCCGTTCGCTTCTATCCATTGCAGCAGGTCAGCCGCCCCCGGCCTTTCTATAAGTGCAAAATAATCTTTGAATACCTTCATTGTTTCTTCCTGCTTCATTCCTCTTCTTCCTCCATTTCTCCGATCAACGCACGGGGCGGGGTTCTCTTATCTAACACCATCCTATACCATGCCGCCTTTTTATACTTCCGCAGTTCTTCCCCTTCCAGCTCTCTTTCGGGTCCGTCGTACTCCTGATAACAACGGGCGGTTTTGTCAGGAAACATATTATTTCCCTGATAGAACGCCAGCAGGAACCCTTCCAGCTCCCTCTTTATCTCCTGTCTGTAGAAGCCGAATAGCATTTTAATTTCTACCGCTTCTATCTCCGTACACTCGCAGCCCCGCTTCTTCCTGCGGCTATAGTTTCCCGTATAATGGCAGTATGAAGGACTCCCCGTGACTTTATAAAATATCCTTGTCAGCAATTCTTCTTCAAGCTCCGTCTTATAGCTGAACCAGTGAAGCGTTACCCGCTCTTCCAGAAGCTCTTCTTCCGCAATCTGATATTTCTCCAGCAATTTGTGATACATCATCAATGCGCCGTCTTTCTCGCCGCCCACGCCCCGTTCTGCAAGTGCTTTCAGGGCTTTCAGCTTCTTTTCTGCCTGTTCTCTTGTCACGCCTGCTGCCCTCCATACACTTCCTTAAGCCCGCCTTTCTCCTGTGCAAGCTCAACCATGCCCATTTCAAGTGCGATCTGTATTTCAGACAGCATACCTCTGAAAGTCCATACCTGCTTCCGATAAAGATATATTTGCAATTCAAGCACCTTTTCCCCAGAAAGCATTTTCTTCCACCAGCGTTCGTGTAATGATAAAATGATTGTGTCCGATTCGGACAACTTCTGTTTTTCAGCCATCCTTTCCTTCTTCCTGATCTGCTATTTAAAGTCTTCAAACCTTTCGCAACTCATGAACGCAACTTTTGAATTAACCCACCTTTGCAGCTTCCGCAGATCGCTTCCTTTTTTCGTTTCCTGCTTGTTGTATATCATCACATACGGCATATAACCCATTTCCCGCAATGTATATACTCTTTCTAAATCCTGTTCAAGTGTCGTATTGAAATTTGTCAGTACATAGACATTCAGTTTCTTTCTACTCCACCCGGTTATTTCAGCAAATTCTTTCAGTTTCGGAACGATCACTTCCCGATCTTCGTAATTGTCCCATGCAAAATGTACCTGCTTCACCTTTATTTTCATCAGCTCTTCAATTTTTTCTTCCGTCATTAGCCGTATATCCAGCCCCTGTGTGAAGTCTACCCATGCGCCTGATTCTGCCAACTGCCTGAATATGTCCCTCCACTCTTTACATGCTGTCGGGTTCGGGTCAAGTAATTTAATATTTTTCTGCCCGTTCCAAAACTCCGATAAATCAGCGACTTTATACGCCCGCTTCCCTTCTTTCGCTTCTACGTGGCAGAAGTCGCACCCTCTAGGGCAACCCCGGCTCATATAGCCATAGGCTGTATCTTTTGTTAATTCCGGGTATAAGCTGTAATCAGGGTATATATGTTCAATTTCTGGTTTCAACTGCTCGTCTTTTGCTGCGTTGTATACCTCTTTCCCGTCCTTTAACTCGATACAGTACCCGCTACCGCCTTTTATCACTTCATCAGCATTTATGCAATATTCATAGTCAGGTGTAAAACTGAAAACTTTTGACATATAAACACGGTCCATCGGTTTATTCGGGAAGCTGTGCTTCATAGGGTCGTACCATTCAACACTATCGACCTGCTGTTTATGCCATGCAGATAACTTCATTAACGGCAGATTCGGGAAACCGTGTCCATCTACGTCAACAAGTGCTATTCTTTTCTGTTTATACATTTCTCTTTTTTCTCCTGATACGCTTTTGCCCGTTTCTCGTAATACCCTTCTTTTACCTCTGGCATTGCAATATTCATTCCGCAGCGATCATTCAGAAATTCACACACTTCACGATACCCCAGCCCTCCGTTTTTCTTACTTGTGAAAGCAAACTGTACAATTTTTGGTTCAAATTCATTTAACCTTTTGAACCTTTCTGGGTCATAGACAATCCCGAACCCACACAATTTGCAACCCGTCCGCTGCTCCCCTGTCAATTTGTACTCCCCGCACTCATTACATTTACATTCGCCATACGGCGGCATGATAGGAAGGTTTCTTGTGTAAATAAACCGCAATATTGCTTGTTCTGTCATAGGTCCCAGTGGCTTTGATTTCGGACGGTCACTATCAAATAAATTGCAGCCCGTCATTCTATACGCTGTCATTCTGTCCCGGCTGTCCATTGCCATTTCCCCTGTCACGGGCAGAAAATGTCCTATTTCCTTTTCTGCTTTCTTCAATGGTCCTTTTTTGAGAATATCGCAGCATTTTTCAGATAGTTCTATTTCTTCATTGTCGATAATCGCCCTATACTGAACCGGCAAGAAACGCCGCCCAATTTTATTGTCAGACCGTATCTTTGTTAAATTCAGAATGACCGTATCTGAAAATCCCAGACCCCGCATATAGTCCGCAGCTTCAATCATGCTGTCTATATGTTTCTGGGTGTAATGCTGCGGCATACGGTTTTCTATATCCGCATATTTCAAACCCAGCTTCTTGAACATTTCTTTTGCGTCCCGTATCATCCGGGAAACTTTCTTGCTTATGAACGGCAGCCCCACCGTGTCAACAACATTGAAATAATTATCATCTGCCCTTGCTTCGTGATATTCGATTTTTATTTCAAATTTTTCTTCAATCCACCGTATATAATCTTTTCTGTACTTCCCGGCAGATATAAATTCATTTGTTGTATTTGCAAAGAAAACCCGCAGCGGCTCTGCTTTATGCGCTGAAACTGTCCATGCGCAGGCCATGATATAAAGCAAAACTGCACTATCTTTGCCGCCAGAAAATGAAACTGCAACTTCTCCGTCCATTCTTACAATCGCTTCAAGGCATTTCGCAAGCGCAATCTGGTATTGTTCTTCTGGGTCCCGCTCCCACATCTTCCGCACTTCATCTTCTGTGTACAGATATTCTTTTTCAGCCATCTATGTTCTTTTCCCTCCTGCTTCCCATTGCTATTACTTGTGCAATCTCTTTATATTCCTTTTCCCTGTCTGCAATCTGCGCTTCCAGCGTGTCAAGCCGTTTATACAGCTTGTTTATAGCTTTCGGCGGCAGCTCTTCCCCGTTTTTCAGAAGCACTTTGATTATTTCAAACGGTTTTGTCCCGTTCAGTTCCGCAAGTATATTTATCTCTATGTTTTTGTTCCTGGCTCCCCGGTATATGGCGCAAATCTCGTATTCACTCACCCGCTACCCCTCCAACGTAACCTTTGTATAAATTTTCATCATCAGATCAGAAAACGCATATTCACTGATACTTTCGGCGGGTACTTTCTCCCCCTCTGTCATATATTGCGCTGCCCCGGTCTTTTTTAGCTCTTTCCTGAAAATGTCCGTTGACAGTCCATGCCGTTTCACTTCCCGGCTCCTGTCAATCTTTGTGTTATAATTCAGGCAAGCTACAAAACCTCTGTAAAGCTCCCCTGTGCTGTCTTCAATAATCAGCCTGTCACTGGGGACAACCCCTTTCATAAATTCTTCAAGAATCACTTCTTTTTCCCTCCTGCCTTTTTGCCCTTCTTTCCGGGTTTCTTCACCGGCTTTTTCCACATCTTCAAGTAGATATGCCAGCCCGTTTCTTCGTAATATACCGGGGTGATCTCCCTAATGTCATAGTCCGGGAATTGCTTTGTGAAGAACGCTTTCCCGCAGTCGTCAGACTTCGCCAGCTTCTCGATCTGCTTCTTTGTGTACTTGTAATCAGCGTTCGGAAGCTCTACCGGGCGCACAAGGTTCCTGCTGCTGCTCCACCTCTTTTTCCCCTGCGGGTCCTTCACTATATACTTGCAAAGGGCTTCAATCCCATTTTCATTCGTCTGTATGCGGTCAGCGTTCACCCACCCCATCTGCTTTATGCTTGCCCTATATTCTGGGTCCTGTGCTACCCTATTCCAGTTGATATGGTCAGCCGTCCACATCAGTTCTACATCATCACGGGACAACCCGCCGTTCATGATAATGTGGTGGTGTACCCGCTTTATCATCTGCCCTGCCTTGTCAAACTTATATTCTGTCACAAGGATATATTTCAGTGGGTCCAGCCCTAGCTTTCCCCTCCTGTATGCTATCCGGCGCAAGTAGTTATTCACTATCCTTTCCGCTTCCTCTACACTGTCAGGCAGATTATCATTGTTGTATGTACAGGAAACGTGTAAATCACCTATCCCAAAATTACCATTGCCCAGCTGTACCAAATACCGTTTAGCGTTCTTGTCGTTCAAGTCCTTCTGCTTTGGCTCCGTTACCTTCTTCCTTTTCCCTCTCTTCCCCTTCACTGCCTTTTCTGCCTTTTCCGTCCGTGGAATCACATCTGCTTCCCGGTATCGGCCGCAGTCCACCTTCTTCTCTCTCATGAATACTTTACTCATGCCCACACCTTCCCTTTGCTGTCCTTATACCTGTTTTATGGCGTGGGTATCTTCTGGAAGAGGGATGCTTCCACCTCCCTCTTCCTCTATGTCTATTATCCATGCCTTGCGCAAGTATATATAGCATATACTTCTTGCGCAAGTATATGCAATGCTTTCGTAGGAATCTTAATACCCCATACAAGCCCGCTTTCCGGGTAAAAACCCGGTATTTTCAATGCTTTTCTCACTGATTTTGCTTGCACTCCTGCCGCTAACATGGTATAATAAACACGGATTGAGTTATTAAAAATGTTAGCGAAAAACCTTTGTCGAAAGTGTTTGCGGCACTTCTTCAAAGGTTTTTTGTTATCTCTTTTTTTGCCGTCCTGCGGTCTTTACAGCGGTTTATATAGGTCCTTCCTGCTTTCGCCGCACCATATCTTTTTCCCGTCTTTTGTCCTGATCGTTACTATTCCGTCGCAAAATCTGTACCCGGCTTCAATCGTCCCTTCGTGCCACTCTCCTTCATGGAAAATTGCCGCAGGCTGACCGACTACATACGGGAATTTCGGTTTTTCTAATACTTCCATCTTTTCAACATCAGACACGCCGTTTTCATCAACGCACGGAAATAAGTCGTAACCGTTCCAGCAGAAAACAATTCCCGTAATATTTACCTTTGCAAATTCATCATCAAAATCAGGATGGCATTTCACTGTTCTTGTGACAGTCTTAAATCTCACATCAAATTCCCGTACTTCTCCGTCAGGCAGTACAAGCCGGGTTCTGTCGCCTATTTCAATGGGCGTTCCGTTTTTATCTTTCATTCCTGTATACATTTCATTTCCCCTTTCTGCGGGCGTTATCACGCCCGCCGCAGTAATTCAGTTACCAGTTTCCAGTCTTCCAGATATAAAGCGGAACGGAACGAAACGCTGCCGTAGACGCGAGAACGGGTGATGTGCAAGCCCAACGCCGACACACCACCGTGGGAAGTGTTGTTGAAAACCGAACCCCGGAGAGGCACGGCTTCTTCAATGCTGCTGTCTGCCCATATCCCGGCTTTTTCCTGCTGCCAGTTGCGGGGCAATATCCCCAATCTATGTACGATTTCAGGAACTTCTTTCAGGCTCCCGGCAAGCTGTAATTCGCTCATATGGCACCCCGTCCAGCTCCCGGCAATCTTCCCGTCAGTCAGCACAACTTTTCCGCACTGTGCGTCAAGATACAGCGGCTTTCCGAACGGCAAGCCCTCTTCTCCCGGTTCTTCTGTCCGTGCGATCACCCACGCAGGGTCCCCCGGCATAAAGTCAAAAGCCGCTGCGTTATTCTCCGGGATATACTCAATTACGCCTTTATGAAGCCGCAGCCCTGCAACCCATTCCCAGAAGTTTCCGCAAAGTCCGAAAACGCCGTCTTTCGTTCCGTCGTGGCTCCATGAAAGCGGCTCTGTCCCAGTCAGAACCGTGTAACCGTCATAGCACCAGCCCTTTTCTTCCGGGTTTTCTGCGTTTTTCCCGTAGTTCGTATTCCCGCCGATCTTGTGTCTGATCTCTTCCGCTTCGTTCATCAGGTATACCCATTCAGCATTTGTCATTAAATGCCAGCCGGGTCCCTTCTCCCGGCAGGCTGCCGCCGCTTCGTCTAAACTCATGCTTTCGGCGGGCTTCTGATACGGCAGGGAAGCCGGGGTATTGTTCATCATCACATTTGTATACTGTGAAATAAGAATAGCCGCCATATTCTTCCCGTTTACCTTGAACATTTCCGGCACGTCCTCCGGCTTATAGGTTCCCGGCTCCATGTAAAACATAGTCATGTAGTTGGGAAGCCCGGCTTCATCATGGACGACAACTGCCGCTTTAAAAATCCCTTTTTCCTGCGCCTTTGTCATTTTTGACATTCTGTTTTTCCTCCTTGTATCTGGTATGATTTTATATAACAAGCCGTTTCCGGCATGTTTTCGCTATAAATACGCTGCTTTCGGTTCGTGCAACCCGTCTTTGTCCTTTACAAAAGCCTGCCTGCTGTCCAGTTCGTCAATGGTTCCTTTCACCGCCTGCCATGCGCCACAAAGGTCTAAATATCGGAAAATCAGGTTTCCGACTTTCCGCATAAGCCACACAAAATCTTTCTTTGCAAGCCGTTCAAGTGCATTTATCCGCTTTTCCCGCTCCCGTTCTTCTTCCTGAAAATTATCTTCCCTGTAGAAAAGCGTCGAAACGTCCGTTTCCGTCAGGGTCAGCGCAACCGTATTGAACCAGAAAGCGGCGTTTTCCGTTTCGTCGTCTTCCTCCGGGTTCTTCCGGGTCCTGTATGGTATATCTTTGTAGCAAATTTCATTTTTCACGCTCTCTATATCGCAATACAAGTCCCCTGCTGCGTTCGCCATCTCCGTCAACAATTCGTCGTAATATCCGACATATTCACTGTTACGGAAGCATTTATTCCCCGTTCCTTCCATGATCTCATCTACCATATCAGTGATTGACCACCAATCTAAGGGCTTATACAGTCCCACCGCTTTCCCTCCCTCCTATCCTGCCGCCCTCTGCGGCTCTTCCTTCTCTTCATGCACCGTTACTGTGATAGACACGTTTTCTTTCCGGGACAGAATCATTGCAAGCGTTTCAAAGAACCGCTGCGCATTGAAAGTCCCTTCTACCTGCACACCTGCTGCCGCAATCCCTTCTTTCATGTGTGCCACCTCCTGTATCTATTCCGGGTTATAGCAATCATGTGTTGAACCCACAAGCCAGCCCGTCATATCAATATCAATTTCCCCGCCGCCCGTCCCGTCAGATATGATTTTCATATCCCCGCAGAAGCCCCACACTTCCCCGTCCGTCGTATGTATCAGAATATAGCCGGGCTTGCTTTCCTCTGCCTGTTTCCGGGCTTCCTGCGCCGCTTCTTCTATCAAATGTTCTTTCGTATAGCTTCCGGCTACAAACCCTACAGTGCAAAGAATCCCTGTACCCAGAAGCACCGCTACCGCTTTCGCTTTCTTCATGTGATCTTCCTTTCTCAAGCCCGCATCCGGGGCGGGCGTGTTATGCCGTCTTAATTACCCCGGCAGACAGATTTTTCATGAACTTTGCACCCTGTAAGAACGCAAGAAATTCTTTCTTTTCGTGACTGTCCAGAATCTCCATGAAGCCCATAACCTCCGCAGCTTCCTTGCTGTCTTCCTGTGGAATCATGGTTTCTGTTCTCTTTCCCTCTGCCATCCGTCTTCCTCCTTTCTTTTTTCGCTGTCCCCTGATACAATGGAAGTGCCGCTGCCGGGCGGCAAATCCATTGAAAAGGGGGTGTGTATTATGCCAGACAAAATTCCTGCGCCTAGCGTGAAGAATATCTTCCGTGACAGAAAACGCAATTTTACACTTGAAATTTATGCCTATCGCAAATTATCCCGTGAAGAAATATTGCAGGCAGTTTCATTGTGTATGCGTCAAAACGGCTGGTCTTCCATTCCCCGGAATAAGAAGTGCAAGTGTTACACAACTATTGAATAGTTTCCCGCAGTTGATTGATAAACCACTTCACTTCCTCTGCCCCATGTAATGTGATACAGTTCTTTTCATTCATGGGGCAGATTTCCACTTTCCCGGTTTCTCTGTCCTCACTGATTGCAAAAAGAAGTTTTTTCTTCAATTCCTCTTCCTGTTCGGGTGTCAGCGTAATTTCTTCCAGCTCTGCTTCCGTCAGGTCAATTTCTGTTATTTCCGCTTCTTTCATTTTCCCAACTGCTGCCGCAACCGCATTCAATGTCCGTATCTCTTCACAAAGTTGCTCTGATACTGTCGGTTCTGTGTTTCCAACGTACAGCGTTCCGCATTTTAAATTATCCGTTTTCGGCGGCGTTATTTTGATTTCTGTCGCCGCTTTTATCTTCAATTCGACGTATTCAGCGTACTTTGTCGCTGTCCTGATAAATACTTTTTTGAAATTGTTCATTTCCGCACGTTCCTTTCCGCACTGCCGCTGCCGCCTTTCACTTTAAAAAGCCGCCTGCCTGAAAAACCTGTTGACCGTCCACACGCTCTATAGCTGGCGTGACCGCTGCCCACTTGACAGTGCTTTATTTCCGGGGTCTGGCTTCCCCCTGATTGAACCGTGCGAGAATCGAACCCGCCCCGCAGGTCTTCACGCCTGCTGCCGCCGTCCGGCTTTCGGTTCTGTCTTTTGGTTTCCCCGTTTCTCTGCTATAATGTTTTTGTAGCCCTGCCCGGCTGCAATACATCAGGAAAGGGGGTGATACTATGCCAAGATACCGTGTTGATCTGTCCAGCCTTGACCCTTCAAAAAGGGAAGAAGCCTTTAATCTCCTGAATGACAATTCTTTCTTTGCGGAACAAGTCATAGGCAGGAACGGGCTGGAAGCTGCCTTTGTAAACTGGGATTCATCAGAAGGCTTTGAAAGCTCCGTGATCTTCCCTAAAGGCTGTCAATGTACGCTTATTTCACATTGACTTCTTTTGTCCCTTCAATCCTTAAATAAGCCCTCGGATAGTCTGGGTCGTATTCAAATATGACCCGGACTTTCTTGTTGAAGTCCAGCACTTCTTTCAATGCGTCAGAAAGTTTCCCTATCCGTTCCGGCACGGTTTCTTTTTTCCAGAAGCCCATAGCAACATGCGGTTCCTGCGTGTCCTTATATCCGTAATGCTCCAGAACCTTTTCACGGTTCATTCCGTCTTCCCACACCGTTCCCACCTCCCTTCCTGATAATGGTTTCTCATACTACCGCCGTCGCCAGCTTTGCCTGCCTTGCCTTTTCAATTTTTTGTCTATCTGCTAAAGCCGTCATATAAGTTCTGGCAAGAACGATTGAATTTTCGTCTAACGTTTCAAGAAGCCTTGCTACTTCCTCCGTGTCGGAAGAAAGTATTGTTTTTCTGATTTCCTCTTCACCCTTCATTGCGTCTTCCTCCCTTCTAACGTGTTGTTTCTGTCTTTATTTTTGTTGCTTGTGTTATCATTATAGTTGCTTTAGTTACTCTTGTCAACACTTTTTCAGATTTTTGTTGCGTATGTTTACATTTTGAGGTATGATATTGATATAGCCAATAGAAAGGGGGTGTTTGTGTTGAATGAACGTATTAAGGAATTGCGTACCACTTTACGTTTGTCTGCTGAAAAGTTTGGTTCCCGTGTTGGTGTTACCCGCTCTGCTATTAGCCGCATTGAAAACGGCGTTGTAAATGTAACAGAACAAATGATACTTTCTATTTGTCGTGAATTTAATGTGCGGGAAGAATGGCTACGTAACGGGACTGGGGAAATGTTTCTTGATTTTACGGAAGACGAATTTTCAAAAGCCGCTGCCACTCTCTCGAATGACGCTTTTGTCAGAAGCTTGATTGTTGAATACTGGAAACTTGATGAAGACAGTAGAAAACTTTTCCGGGACTTTATACATAAGCTGTCAGACAATATGCGGGGGCAGGAATGAAGCCCCCACATATCATCAACCATGGCAAGACTCTTTCACACTATTTCATGTACTTAATGAATGTGTAAATCTTAATCAAAATGTTTTTGTCAGAAATTGCATCAACCATTTTATGTATGGCGGCTTTTAACTCAGTGATTAACATTTTTGCTTCCCCCTTTCCGCTTTATTGCAGTAACTTTTCTGCAAATTAATTGTGGTATATTGGGGAAGTGCCAGAAAGGACTTGTTTATGAAAAAGACAATCAAAATAGATGTGGAAATACCAGACTTCCTTGATGAAGAGCTTGTGACGCTGCTTTCCATGCTTACCCATGAAGAACTTGCAGCCCTCAAACCATTTTTGAAGGGTGCGCTTTTTGCCTGTGGCAGATATTCGCCGGAAGAAATAAGCGCACTTGAAACACGTTTTCATGGTTGAAAATGGAAGCGGCGGCAATGCTGGGAACACTGCCGCCGCCGTGCAAAGTATATCATACCAGATACAACATACCGTCTGCAATTCTGATTATATCATCTGCGGGCGGGAAATTAAAGGAAATGCAGGTGATTTTCTATGAAAAATAAAGGCAGCCTGCCGCCCCTTGTCCGTGTCGGGCTTTATATCCGTGTATCAGGGGAAGAACAAAAAATAAAGGGGCTTTCCCTTGAAGCCCAGCAGGAACGGCTGGAAGAATATGCACGGGAACAAGGGTGGGTTATTACCGGGGTCTATATCGACGCTGCGAAAACTGCAAGAAAGAATATGCACAAACGGACAGAATTTCAAAGAATGATTGAAGCCGTGAAGCATGATGAATTAGACTTGCTTCTGTTCTGCCGCCTTGACCGCTGGTTCCGCTCCGTTGCCGACTATTACAAAGTTATGGAAATCTTGCAGGCGCACGGCTGCGACTGGAAGACAATAGATGAAGAATACGACACGACAACCGCAAACGGTCGGTTATATATCAATGTCAAACTGTCTATCGCACAAAATGAAGCCGACATATGTGGGGAACGTATAGACGTTGTATTTGACAGCAAGATTGCCCACGGAACCGTCGTTTCCGGCTCCTGCCCTTTCGGGTACAGGGTCAATGCGGAAAAGCGTCTGGAAATAGTGCCGGGGGACGCTGAAATTGTCCAGGATGCTTTCAATTTCTTTGAAAGTAATATCAGCCAACTTTCTACCGTGAAGCATATCCGGGAAACCTATGGCGTGAATTGGTGTATCGCCACATTTCGCCGTATGCTGTCCGAAACGTTGTATACGGGCGTATATGACCGGGGCGGCAGGAAGAATGAAAACTTCTGCCCGCAGATCATCAGCAAGGAACAATTTGACCGGGTACAAACTCTGCTGAAAAGAAATGCCCGTTCTGCCCCTTCCGGCAGGGTCTATATATTCACATCAATTTTGAAGTGTGCTGAATGTGGTCACAACATGGTGGGGCGTTTAGCGAACAAAAGAACCGGGCTGTATTATTACCGTTGCAATCAACACTTTCAGCGGGGGCGTTGTTCCCACAAGGCAGAAGCAAGGGAAGACGTGATTGAAAAATGGCTTTTCGACAATCTGGAATCTGAACTGAACCGGGTCCGGCTTGAATGGGAAGTAAAGGCGGCAGAAAAGAAGCGATCACCCCGGCATACTGATAAATCCGTCCTGAAAAGAAAACTTTCTAAGCTAAAGGAATTGTATGTAAATGAACTGATTGACATTGAAGAATACAGGAAAGATTATGAAATATATACTGCTGCCCTCCGGCAACTGCCGGAACCGCAGGAAGAAGCCCCGCCAGACTTTTCAGCCGTTGAAAAGCTGCTGCAAGCCGATTACAAGAATATTTATGACACGCTGACCCGTGAAGAAAAGCGTACACTGTGGCGGTCCGTTATATCGGAAATACGCATTGACAGTGAAAACAACATCACGGGTATTTCTTTCGGGTAGTGTTGTACTAATTTAACACTACCCGTAGGTTCATCCGCAAATAAAACCTTAGACATATTAATCATACTTCTACAGATGCAGGCTCTCTGAAGCTGCCCTCCCGAAACTTCATTGATGTCGTTATCGGCAATGTCAATAATACCAAGCTTACGCATTAAGTCCTGTCCACGCTGGGCCGTTTCCTTACGTGTTTCGGTATTCTTAT